AATGCGGCTACACAGGTATTAGACGTTGCTGGTAAAACGGTTACTGGCAAAGGTATTACCCCCCAAGAACGCAAGGAAGGACTAGCCGTATTAGCCGCTACCGCCGCAAAATTAACCGCCATAAGTTTTGTATATGCTGCTGCAGTAAGCGATGATGAGGATTATCAGAAGAAGAATCGCATGGTTCGTGACCGTGTGTTTGTCATACCCGGTAGTGGTGGATTTAGCATACCGTTACGTGAGGATATATTCTTAATACCTAAGATTGCTGGGGAATACTCCTACAACTTAATGATGGATAAAGCGTTTGTTGACAGCAAAATGGCAAAAGATGCAATGGCTCGTGCAGTTAAGAAGCAGTTTAGCCCGCCGTCAACTAACCTTGTTACCCCTATTTTAAACGTCGCACAAAACTACGACTCGTTCCACGACAGGGATATTGTTAACCCAACCCTAAGCAAACTAGATCCTGAATTGCAATACACCAAGTCTACTTCAGAGTTATCTAAAGTCTTAGGGCAAGCAGGGGGTATTTCTCCAGCCAAACTAGACTATGCCTTGAATGGTTACTTTGGTTCCGTTATGACTTTGCTTGCTCTGGCAACAAACGATATGATTGCTCAGGCTCGTGGCGTACCTCGCCCTGAAAGAACAACCAAAGAAATAGTCGCTAGCTTGCCAAGTATGGGCGGGTTTGTCAGCAAGCAAGAGTCGGTTAACGCTATCGGTGATTTCTATGAAGCCGCACGAGACGTCAACAAAACTGTAAACACATACAGAGAGTTGTCTAAGCGAGATAGAGCAGAGGGTGACAAATATATTAAAGAGCCTGAGCGTACCAAACAAGCAGAACAGTACAAGGGCGTTCAAAAAATAGAAGACTTCTTGGCGAAGATTAATCGGGAAGAAAATAGGATTATGGAGTCTAAGGATATGACTTCCGCAGAAAAACGGAGAGAATTAGACAAGCTGCTAATAGAAAGACAGAAGTTTACTAAGCCTGTTAGAGAACTTCGACGGAACTTAGGTTTCTAAAAAGAGCCCCGCCGTAGCGGGGCAAACCGAGGAAATTCGGTGAAGGAGAAGCAAACATAAGTTTGCAGTTCCAAATATACGCTACATTTATTTAATACGCCAGCACCGTATACCAACTTTTCCGTTTTCTATCGTTTCTTTATGGACTAGTTTTATACGGTGTTTTTTAGCTTCTACTAAAATTTGTTCTATTAATGGGTTAGTATCAAGTGCAGGTATAAAAAACGAGGAGCCCAGCGCCATCCCGTGCCAGTGGATTTTAACTGGGACTCCTTCGTTAAACACCACCCTCTTGCTTCCCTAAATTCGTGTCATCCACAACCCTAGCTATTGCGTTATCAATCTTTAGAGCATTGACGCTTGGGGTATTTAAAGCAGTACCCTTAGCCATAGCCTTCTTGCCAATCGTGCCACCAGCACCCATCTTGATTAACTCACGGGTAATCCCTCGGTACGAGATTTGTTTCTCGACACACCACGCACTAAGTTTATCGGAATCAATAAAGATGTAACTAGTGTCGGGTTCATAACGGACATAGAGTTCGCCATAAGGCTCTTGGATTGGTGCCTTGGTAAGCCCTGTGCGTTTATCGCTGGCATCGTCAACAACCAATAGATTACGCATATGGGCATTGAGGAACGAACCCAGTGCCGCCAACGAATCACGTGAAGCGGGTTTGACGCTTTCCTTAAGGTCTTTAAAGTAGTTAATAGCCCAGCCCCATACACGATCTGTATCTATGTTGTGTAAGCCAAGCCGTTTAGCAATAATAGCCCCAGTAAAGGCTGATGCCGCCCCTGCTGAATAAAAGCGTTGCTTCTGTGATAGACCCGCCGCTTTGTCAAACTTAAGCTGGGTCTTCCTTAGCAGTTCTTTAATCTCAGGTAAGTTTGCAACCAAATACTCAAGGTACGAATTTGCAGCTAACCCGTAGTTCTCCATTAAGACGTGCTCAAATATCTCGTCTGTAAACTCTTTATCGAGTGTCTTATCGGGGGCAATCTCAACCTCAATGATGCGTAGCTGTTCACTTTCAGCCGTTGCTTTAAGAGCCGCAATCTTCTCGTGCATGCTTGAGTTGCCTGATAAAAAGGCAGGAAGTGACCAGCGGGTGTTATTTGTCCGCATCTCGTTTGAGTTTGACTTCATGCGGTTATTGGATCTACCCTGCGATATTCCATAAGCTATGTTACTTGCCGCTTCATTTGACATGTTAGTAACTTCGTCTGTGCAAATAGAGATGTTGTTAAACACGCCCATCTGATGGAACTGCGACTTCAGCGTATCCCTAGCAATCAGCATCATATCTACTGGATGACCCCAAATACTATTAATCACACGTTGTAGTGTGGTCTTACCCCCTGCCGATTCGTTTTCGGTTAAGGAATAAATTAAGCCTTTATAGTTAGTGAACTTAAGCAAGGGGGCACCCAGACCGGCAAAGAACAGGAAAGCCCTAGCCTCTTGCCCATGACGAGCATAGACATCTGTTACCCGTTTCCACTCGTCTATACTGCCTCTTGGTTTAAATAGATGCACAAACTCAAGCGTTGTATTTGATGGGGGTGAATACTTAACGCCTTCCGAGGTAATCTCTCGATCCCCAAGAATAAACGCAGTATCGTTATCACACCAACCAAACTGCGTACGCATAGTTTCAGCGGTGTTTCTTTCTTGTAACGTATTAGCAAACGTAGTTATATAGTTCATGATCTTAGCTATCTCATTAGGATTACCAATAACACCTTGTTTACCTACAACATCCTTAAACTTGTCTGCCGACATCAGGTGAACGGCGGGGCAAGAAAACTCACGAACTCCGTCTTTAGGTAAGTGCAAGCGTAACCATACCATTTCGCCTAGTTCGGGGTCGTGCATACGTTTGACGATATAAAAGTCATGCTTGTAGATAAGCTGATCTTTCTCAACTTCCTCGCCATCTTCCTTGGTAAAGCCCTGCATGTACACGCCACCGTTCTTGCCACGGAAATATGGGAATGGAAACTCAGGTATGGTGTAGGTTACTTCTGTGCCACCTATCTCTACGCAAGGTAGGGTGACGACATTATCTTCAGCAGTAGCCTTGGCTATCTTCTTGTGTAGCTGTACGGGTGAAGTAATCTTGCCTTGATGGGGGCAACCATCACATCCTCCGGTGTTGTAGTCCTCGATAGTCCTGCAGTGATACGGACCTTTTGTGTCATTCGCTTTATTTTCTGTGTCTTGGCGTGAGTAGCCGGGGTGTTTCTCTGATAGCCTGTGGATAGCAGTATCCCTGTCTTCACAAACTTGGGCGATAGATAGCCCTGCCCTCCAGAGGGGCTCCTCAATTGTAGCTTGATTCTTATAGATATTGTGTAGTTGTCTGCACCCATTTTCCTTTAGCTTCATGATCTCGCTAAAGTTAGACACGTTGTTACCCAGTAAGGCACGGGTCGTCTCGTCCATGGGTCGCTTAGGTGCTTTGTTTAGGTCAAGCCCATCGGGTTCCAAGTCCTTAGAGATAATCTCTTTAAAGGCAGTATGGTCAATGGGTTCCGCTGTCTTCTCCCATTTAACCTTTTTGGGTGGGTTCGACTTAAAGTTAAGCGTATCGGGTACACGCAGTACCATAGCCAAATCCGTAATCTTAGACTTGTCTATTTTTAGTTTACGGTGTACCGCCTGTTTCTTGAACAGGTTTGCAGTAACTTTCCATTCCTCGCTAGATACTGTTTCTTTTAATATCCAAGAGGCATGGACTCCATTACCTGAGTTAACGATATTGGGTCTAGGTAAACCCACTTCGTCACAAAAACGTTTTAATTCTGTAAGTGCTTCATGTTGGGTTAGATACCCCTTACCTTCATCAACATACTTTTGCCCACAATCTAAATCTAAGAAAAATCCTTTGTTCCATCCGGCGTTTACCGCTTTCCTATTTTTATTTGTAACAAACTTAGACACACCAAAATAAACATCTAGCTTATCGTCAAGCAGTTTCTGTATTAGTGTTTCGGCATCTGTAATTGTGTCTGCAAAGTATGTAACGGGAGGGGTATCCTTTTTATAACTCGCTATGCAATAGTACCCTGTACCTTCCTCGGGTAGTACCGTAGAGAGAAAAAGATTCCACGAGGTCATTTGTATCCTCAAAATGCGCCGACAATAATCCCGTCAAGCTGGTGGCACCCAGCTATTCAGTTTGGGCTTACGCCCCTTTTTTTAACCAATCAATAAGTTCGGTTACTTTTTTTATGTGTGTTCTACCGACATCGCTTGTACCGCTAAACCATGCGTAAACCGCCGTTCTTGATACCCCACACGTATTAGCTATATCTATTACAGACATACCAAGTTTTATACTCCAACGCCCTAACTGCACGCCTAGCATTTTTTGGTTAGCCTCACGATTTGCTTTTACTATTCTTTGTGAATACCCGATCATAATTTAAGAGGGTACTAGCCCCGCCCAAGCCTAGAGTCGGTAAACCCTAGACCATGGCAAGCACTTTCCCCGTAACCTTTCTTATGCCCAGTCGTCAAGAACTGCGTTGATGTCCTTAGGGGCTTCCGCTTCTGCTTTCTTAGGGGCACGTTTTACTGGCTCAGGGGTAGGTTCAGCCACAACTTGGGGTTGTGCCACAGCTTTTGGCAAAGCCTTAACGCCGTCTACCTCTGCAGGTGTCAAGCCGATAGCAATCTTGGCTTCAGCCGTCTTACCCTTTTCTTGGGAGTTAGCAAACTCATCAGCCTCAAGATACCGCAATGCTCTGAAAGTAAGTTTTGGTGTAGCGCTAGACGTGTCAAAACGCATCTCTGTAACTACGGAAGTTACGGCTACGTTGTTGTTACCTAGCAAGCGAACATAGGCTTCCAAAGGCATCTTGCCGTTCTCACCCTTACCGAATATAGACTGTGCGGGTAGGGTTAATTGGAACACATCGCCTTTTTGGTCGTTCTCAAGCAATACAGCCAAACGACGGCTATAACGGCATGCACGTCCTTTACCACTAGCGTTAGAGCCATCCACGTTCTGTGGGCAGTCCTTACAGGTTTTAGACTGTGGGTTGAGGGATTTGGTGCTAGGAATGATGCCGTCATCAGAGAAGCAGTCAGGCATCTTAACGCCTTGTCCTTCTTTAAATGTAGCCTCATAGAATGAGCGGGAGTTGTATTGGGATGCACCGACAATAATTACATTCATTGCACGGTCTTCGTTCTGTGCTACTTCTTTGCCACCGACCATCATACGGAAGACGCTACCCTTAATAGAGATACGTTTTAGCGTAGACGCTTCACCACTAGGTACATTACCCATGAGGGCTTTAGTCGTAGCATCAACACCACCTTGTAAGTGGGCGGGTAAATTACCTTTTAACAAACTTAATTCGTTACTCATTTACTTCTCCTTTATTAGAAACAGGTTGTATTGCAATTACCATTAAAGCAACATGTCGTACATGTAACCATCTTGCCACCATAACTTACGGTGCTTGTCGTACAGTTTGCATAAACTACACCGGCAAATAAAACACCGGCAAAAGCTACTAATGCTTTTTTCATCTTATTTCTCCTCGGTTGTCGTGTTACAAATTGCTTCAATATCTGCTTTTTTAAAGCGTAATTTAGTGCCTACTTTGAAGTGCGGTAACTTGCCTTCTCTGCACAACACATAAATAGTTTGTCGAGAGACACGTAGTATCTTGGCTACTTCCTCGACTGTCAATGGGGGGTTGTCCAACATTTATTTTCTCCTTACAGTAACTGTGTACTTGTTGTTAACATTCATGCCAACAGGCATCAACGTTGGGTTTTCATCTAAAAACTGCTTCATATTGGTCACACTAATACGGCGTTCCAGAACTTGAGGAATATCATGTTCCATAATGAACTTGTACATGTTGTCCCAATCAGTAGTTTCGTAACGAGTACGCACTGTCCTATACACATTACCAAACTCTGTCCTGATGCTATCTGCACCAATCTCTTTACACATCCGCATTAGTTCTGCGGAAATCATATCCATCTGTGCTTCAATCTTGCCGTCTTCTTCCTCATAAGTACGAAGAATCTCAGCACGCTTGTCACGCATTTTTACGTAGGCTTTTACTAACCTATCGGCTTGTGGTTGGTCACTCATTTACTTCTCCTTTTTTGCTACTGTTTTTTATTAATTATACACCTC